TATCAAAAATCAATTACGACTGATAGTGACGCAGACCCGATTGTAGTAGGATAAATGGGATATAAGTCTCCGCTTTGGTTTCAGCGATTATCTGCCAAGATCGTACAAAGGTCAGGATATAAATCTTTTCTTGCTTTTTGGATGGGCGGTGTTGGTGCTGTAATTACTACTCCTACTCCGCCAACGCCGGAACCGGAACCAGATGTTGTAACAGTTGCAGAACCTAGACGATGGCCGGGACCGTCAATTGTGTTATATCGCGAAACTGACATCATTCCGGCATGGCAACGAAAACGGGAAGATGATGAGATTATTTTGTTATGACTGATGTTATTCAAAATACTGTAAACTGGCTGAAAAATAGGGGAGTGGATTTACCGTCTGATATTCTTTTACTTGTCAAGGATGATATTGATTTGACTAATGATGACAAACAAAAGATTTATAAAGAGTTGAAGTCAGTAAAGCAATTAGGCGGTTATCAGGGTGTTCGTAATGAGTTTTGGGCGGCAGTATATGATGCTATATCAGGATACTTGACAACAACAGCATATATGCCAACGTATAAAGATCCATTGATAGTGGCTATTTCAAAGGCATATCTAGAAGCGGCAAATATTGGTTATGAAGATGGCGGCGGAACATTACCACTGGACGAAGATACCGCATTATGGGTCAGAAGTGAATTAGATGCTCAGTTTGGATTTATAGATTCTCTTTTCATAAGATTGAAGGATTTACGAAAAGAGGATGATGTAGATTTTATTGGTGAAGCCTTCGCAAGAGCAAACGGATATACGGACAGTTTAGATATGCTTTATAATGGTGCGAAGTTAGCAGGAGTAGGGAATAAAATGCTTACTTTTTCAGGGGATAGTGGGAAAGAGAGTTGCAAGGATTGTAAACGATTATACGGTCAACGTCATCGAGCGTCATGGTGGCGTAATCGTGGATGGGTTCCACCAAGTCATAATTTTGAATGTGGCGGATGGAATTGTCAGCATATTTTGATAGATGATGACGGAAAGGTGTTTACGATATGATCGAAGTCGAAATTGATACCGCTAAGTTTACCCGTCTCAAAACCAAGTTTGAGAAGTATGGTCCCTACGCTCTCAAGGGTGGATTGAAACGTTCCAGCGATTATATGAATACTGATGGTTTCAAAACCGGAATGTATCCACCTGATAAAAATGGACAGCCGTTCATGTGGTCATCTGAAAAACAAAGAAGATTTGTTTTTGCCAATGTATCATTACCACATAAACGCACAATGGAATTGGCAAAAATGGGTAAATTCAGTGTCAACGAAGCCGCTTATTGGATTGGATATTCTAACTCTTTGCCCTGGTGGATATTTGTACTTCATCCATCCTATCAAATTATTGGTCATAAAATGCGAGGATGGCCGACAATAAATAAATTTGTAGTTGATAGTACCAGGCATGGAAATAACAAAATATTGCAGGAGTTTAAAATTGGTGTAATTGGCGCATGGACAGAAATGGAAAGTTTTATGTTCGGCGGTGGCGGCGGTCTATAAATCTAATGAAAGGAGACTATCATGAATATATCTCGTGGAACTATTGCAACACTGTGTCTAGGATGGGCATTTGCTTTATTGTTAGGCGTAAGTCTATCGCTCAATGCCCCGTTTGTTCTACTTGTCATCTGGACAGTTTTATTACTTATTGGATGATACATTAGACTTGCCACAAAGTAGAAAATAGTGTAAACTGCCAACAATTGAATATTAGCCAGTAGTCGGAGGCTGTACATTACAGCGACGAAAGGCATAGCCTGTGAAGGTTGTGTTTTTCGTCGCTGTTTTTGTTTGTGAGGTAGAAATGTCTGAAAAGTTATCACATATTGGATTTATGAAAATGATGGAGATGGGCGGGACTGAATATGCCCGCTCTGAAGCATGGGATATTGCAAGGGCGGCTGGTGTGATTTCAACATTAGCGGAGATGGCGATTAGTGAAGTACATGAGCCAGATGATATGCAATCTCTTGCAAATATCATGCGGTCTTTAATGGAGTTCATAAACGGTGAAATTCAGGAAATGGTCAAAGCGGCTAAAGAGGGAAAAGACAGTGAAGAAAAAAAGGCTTCCGCAGAAGTCAAAAGTAAAGATGAGTCGAAAGAAGTTGAAGAAGGTTTGAATTACTCCTATGTTAAATCATTGGGTATTCAGCCCCCAGACTATCCCGATTTTCTCGCTGTAAAATTTGTTGCCAAAAATGAGATAAAAGGATATTCCCATCTTTGGGGTAATCCTGATAAGGCTGATTTGGAAGTCGAATACTTTACTAAAGATACAAACTTTTGGGATGATGTACTTGGGAAAAATCCTAGACCGCTAACTTGGGACCATGCACAGGATGAAAGTTTCAAGGATTCTCCAGTTATTGGTCAGATTGTGGATTTTGGGGATGATGAAATTGGCAGGTGGTATTTAGGAAAATTGGAGCGAAGTCACCAATATAATAAAGCGATTGCTGAACTTATCAAACAGGGAAAGTTAGGCACATCATCCGATTCCGCTCCGCAGTATGTGGAACGTGTGAAAACAGGCAAAGCAACATGGCTGAAAACTTGGCCGTTCTTTGCCGGTGCATTGACAGATGTTCCATGTGAGCCTCGTATGATTGGTTCACTGGAATTTTTGAAATCATTGGGTATCAATCTACCGGAGAATCCTCCTAGTGATGATTGGCAGATAGATGCAATGGTTCTTGACTATTTCAAAACAAAATATAAGGTTTAGGAGATTCAAATGGACGTCAAAAAATTACAAGAATCTCTGAAGGCTATTATGGATAAGGCGGATGCGATTCGTGGAAAGATGGAATCGAATACCGCAACGCCTGAAGAGAAAGAAGAATTTAAAAGCTTGTCAAAACAGGCTAAACAAACAGCGGATGATATTGATGCCGCAAAAATGCTGGACGATGTCAAGAAATGGGGCGAGCAGCCCGATGGACAGGCCGCCGTTCCCGCTACTTTTGACCGTCTCGCACTCACCGAAGAAGGTGCTATCAAAGGCGTGACCGCAGACCCTAAGACTGGCGAACTTGTAGCCATTCCCGGTTTCATGGAAGAAGGCGAAGCGAATATCAAAGCACTTTCGAGTGGAGCATATAAAGATTTCTTCGCTCAGAAACTTCGAGCACAGGCTTTGCATGGTCAGGATTGGAAGTCCCAAATTAAGGGCAACGCTATGAAGATATTGAACGAAGGTTCATTCACTTCAGGTGAAGCGTGGATACCCCCGGACTTTCGAGCTAATCTTGTTCAGCGCATGGCTACAATGACTTCGGTCAGACCTAATGCTACTGTCTTTACGACTGGCTCAGACCATATCACTTTCCCGCAAGCGGTTTATACGACTGATGATTTATATACTTCACCTTTCCGCGCAACGTGGCAGGGTTCGGGAGCGCAGTCATCCAGTCCTACTGAAAGTACAAATCCCGTCTCTGGTCAGATTAGATTGCCTGTTTATTTGTTGACAGCTAATATCATTTGTCAGCGTGAACAGATTGAGGATAACTCGTTTGACCTGCTAGGTTACATCACAAAAATCGGCGCAGAGAGTTTTTCGCTTACTCAGGAAGATACTTATACCGCTGGTAATGGTGTTTCAAAGCCTGTTGGTTTTACTAAGCATCCGTCAGTTGGTATTGCGTACGGTTCGACTGGTACAGGTGCGGATGGCACAACTTACAGCGGCACGAAGATTTCCGCATCAAGCTCATCTAATGATTTGATTTGGGGTGAGTCCCTGAACTATACTGGTGTTCGTGGTGCTGAAACTGCTTTGGCTCCGCAGTATGAAGCAGGTGCTAACTGGTTTGGCGCAAAAGCTACCTATGGTTTCTTACGTGACCTGAATGCTAATACAGCAACGATGCCTCAGTGGTCAATGGGTGAGCAATGGCCGAATATGCAGAATGGTTACTCTGCGAACATCTATGGCTATCCCATCAAGAAAAACCAGTTTATGTCAACCCATGCAAGCGGAACATGGACGACTGGCGATGCTGTTCTGTCACTTGGAAACATGGATGCTTACTGGATTGCGGATAGAGTTGGCTTCTCTGTTGAAGTCAATCCGTGGATTTACCAAGACCGTGGCCAAGTGCTAGTTTATATGCGTATGCGGACTGGTGGCCAGTTGGTTGAATATTGGAAGATGCGCCATCTGGTGATTACCTAGAAAGGAGTATGAAAATGGAAGCTAGAGCATTTGCCACATTGAAATTGCAGGCGTCCACTGGGAATGATAGCGGTGATACTTCCGCTCAGACCGAATTGGACT